ATTTCGGCAGGTTTAAGTTCTCTTCCTTCAAATCGAGCTTCATTAACTATTCTGTTTACTTCTTCTGCTCTTTGTTTAGCTTCAGGTAATGTTGATTTTCTATATAAATATTCTTCTACTGGTTCAAGCTCTGGTTTTGTAAACCTTAAATTACCTAAATTAGATCCAAGTGCATTCGGATCAATTCTTACATTTGATAATTTATTTTTTAAATTACTAAAAAATTGGGCTACCTGTGGAGCTAATTCTAAACCTTTAGCTAAAACTGGCCCTGTAAGCCCTCCAATAATCCCCCATGTCGCACCTTCCTCAATTCTGTCCCTTGTGCCTTCACCAGTAAGAAAGCCTTCTGTAAAGCCTCCTAATGCCCCTAGAGCTGAAGTAGCTTTCCACTTGCCAAGCCTTGTCGCTAACCTTGTAAATAAGGCTGGAGCAGAAATTCCTAGTGTCGGAGCAATTCCTGCAATAAAAGCCCCCATGCTTGCCTCTGGGTTCTCTTCATCGAACTTAGCTAACTCTGATCTAATGGAATCTAAGTTCTCACTGTAGGATTTTTCGCCCAAAACACTTCTTAAAGCTGCTTCTATTTCATCACTAGAGCCAAAAGACATCCCTTGAGCACCTTGCCTACCAAAATTTGCAAGATCTTGCCCAAATTCTCGATTATATATGTCGCTGAATGTAGCGTTTTCAGGTAATGCATTTAAAACATTAATCACTAAACCTGGCCTCCAGATAATTCACGAGCCAACACTCTTAATGTCTCTTTAAATGTTTTATCTAGTTCTTTTGCTGCTTTTGCAAACTTTTTTGGGGAAATCTCATCCGAATCAATTCCTCTACGCTCTAAAAAACTCTTGGCAGCCCTAATTTCGGCTTGTGCTACTTTTTTAATTGCTGCTTTTACCATTTTATTTCTTGTGTCCCTTTTGAATTTCAAAAAGTGCCTTTTTACTTGCACCTTTATGTGGCTTATACCCTGCCGATGGATTTTTCATAAGGTTATACCCTTTTCCTGATTTCATCCAATGGAAACCTTTAGGAGCTTCAACTGATTTTTTTGCCATTTTACCTTGGACCTTGTGTAGATGGTGAAAGTTGGAACATTAATTCATTAAATTCATTAACTTCATCGATCATTTGTTGATCAACCTTTTGTGATATACTTGGCTTCATCAACATGCTTCTTTGTATATTCGCTTTTCCTGTTTCTTCTAACCTTTTAGCCATGTTTGTAAAAAAATCCCTAAATATTAACTCACCAGGAACATCATATGGCAAAGAACCTTCATAATAACCACCTATTTCTGTGCCATATGTTCCATGAGTTGATGGCCTTACTTCCAAAGAAGTTGGTTGACCTATAGAACGACCTGACGCAAATGGTGGGACAGTTAACAGTTTTGAATCAGAGATTGCAGTACGAATTACACCCATATTTGGAAACCCTAAGTCTTGAAATGCTTTTTTATCCATTTGTTGCCACAATTCTCTTCTTTTCGTACCTGGCATTTTGCCGACATACTCTTCAATATTCTCTGATAAAATCCCAGGCCAGTTTTTATCCACCATTTCTTTTATTAATTTATCATATATTTTAGCTGATTTTTTACTTATGTTGCTTTGCTTAACAATATCTAACGTAGTATCAGACATCATTTTGGAAAAGTCACCTGCCTGACCTGCCATTGCAGTATAAACCATTAATGGATCATCCATTTTTTCCATAGCTCTAGCTTTGGATTTCATAGCTCCAAGTTCAGATGCCCAAAGACCTTCACCTTCACGCATGAAACCATGCCCACCTTCCAACTTAACTGGTGTTTTTAAATCTACATCACCAACTTGTGTCAATGTAGCATCTGATGCTGTCCTATCTCCATAAGCAGGGGTTAACACACGACCTTCTAAATCTTCTATTTTTAATGTTTTCTCTGGAACAGCTAATCCTGATGGGGTTCTTACAAAAGGGACATCCTCCACAAACGTAGGTAGTTTGGTTCTCCCCATTTGAGCTGGATCTAATTGTGGTTTTGTTGGAGTTGGCAAATCACCTAGAGCACCATACCCTCTAACTGATCTTAAAAAAGTTTCAGTTGTAGGCTCTATAATTCCTTCCCTAAGTAACTCACCTAAAGCTCCAATAAAAGGTACTCTACTTAATCTGCTCATTATTTTTTGCCCTTGTACCCAGAAGCATAAATAGCTCTGCCTTGCTTAGTGGCCTTGGCTTTTGTTGGATAGGTCTTACCAGACTTACCCCATTTATACCCACTTTTCACTTTGCGAACAGGCATTACCCACCAAGTAATTTATTCATCATTGCATGGACATCATCACCACTTCCGACTTTCATCACTTTAACTTTAACATCAGAATCTTCCATTACCTCTTCAGGCATCATTTCTTCTTCATCGCCAGCACCATATTCGCCTTGATGACAAAGCAATAGAAAGTTTATAAGCTGATCATCAGTCATATCCAAACCATCAGCATTATGAGCAAAACCCATCTTTTCTTCAAAGAGACTTGCGTTCTCTTCCATGTTTTCTACGTTTACTTCAGCCATTTTGTTCTCCTTTAGACTATATCATCCATGTAACTTGGTTCAGGTTTTTCATATCTTAATCCTTTGTCATCGTAGATTAAACCTTTCATAAAATCATAATATCCATCAGTTTTTTTACGCCTAATCTTTTCTTCCTCTGCTGTACCACCCCAAGGCTTTGCGTTAGGATTACTAATTTCCATTGGCCACCCTTGTGTTATGATTGCACCTGTTCCTTTATTTGAAGCATTTATCATATCGATTAATTCTTGATCAGGATTAACATCTCTTGACATGGGTATTGGATTTGGACTTGGACTTGGATTTGGCATTGGATTTGGCAAATTAGAAGCCATGTCTATAATCCTTTGCAAATTTGCCCTAGCGTCAGATGTCATCTTATTCTTAAAAGACACACTATTCCCAGTTATATTTGCTTCTCCTAAAGCTTGTTTCTGGTTTTCCAGAAATTGCCACATATCCATTAACTCACCTGGCATTTGACTTGCATCAGGGAATTGATCAGACAAGATTCTTTGTACTGTCTCAATCAACATTTTATCTGATTCGTTTATTGCCTTTTGCTCTTCTTGAGAAACCCTGACATTACCATATGGATTGCCTTGCGTAGTTTTTGGGAACCTACCTCTTTCATTCCCACGCCTTAATAAATTATCTATTTGTTCAGTTTGATCTGCCATTTTAAGTTACTCCTGATTCCATAGGGTCTGTGTACGTCTGGTAAACTTCTTCTGTCACTGGGTTACCTTCTGCATCATAATATAGTTTTTCACCAGTAAGAGGATTTGTTGTCATTTCCCCACGATAAACTTCCTCTGTCAATCCAGTTTCAACAGATTCTGGATCTCCTAATGCAAAACCTTCTAACCAATCAGGGTTAATCGGTTGACCAGTAAGAGGATCAAAGTAAACACCAGAAGCTTCATCGTATTCCAACATCTCATCACCAACTTCTGGCGTGTAACCATACCTTGTTAAATACTGAACATTTGCATATGGACCTAAACCACCTTTATAAGCACTCACCATTTGCTTTGTAAGTGGCCTTTGACTGTATGCAGAGTCATATTGTAAACCTTGATTGTCAGTCCCTGTTATATTATGGGGATCAACACTATAAGGAGTATTGCTGTATATTGTATCACCAGTATAAGGGTCTTTGTTGGTTTGCAAGTCATTAAAAAAACCTTCTAATTGCCCCATGTCAAAACCTTGAATAGCATCTCCAGTTACTTGATAATTGCCATCATCATCAAAACCTGCTGAATATCCAGGTTGATATATTTTGTCATAATACATCGTTCCATCAGCCATTTCAAAGTTCCTACCCAACAACGCATCAAGAAAATTACCTTCTCTAATAATATCATTTAAAACATCTGTACTTTGACTTCGTAAAAAGTTCTGTGTGCCAAGAGATTCTGTTTGATTAAAAAACTTCTCTAGATTAAAAGTATTGGATGGTGGGTTACTCATTACGAATTTACCTTCATCCATCCCGAAATATCCACCTAAATCAAATTGCCCAGAGCCTGGTGTTAAAAAATCAGAAAAACTTGTACTTGCAGTAGGAACATCTGATTGGGCCAACAAAAGCTTTTCTTCATCGCTTAAATTAGCGTATTGTTGTGGGGTGATCCCTTCGACATCACTATACATTCCAGTGACAGGTTCATAGCCTTGCCAAGTTTTTGTTAATACTGGCTGTGTGTATGTCGATGGGTCTTTATCCTTTTTTATCCATGTTCCTTCTTCATCACCAATTTGAGGGTCTGCTACTTTTTCCATATAGCTTAATTGTGTCGGATCTCTTGTGATGTTGGTTGCACCCACAGGGATACTTTGCCCTGTCCCTGAAACATCAACATAAGTCGTTGTTTCCCCAGTTTTTGGATCAGTAACATCATACCAAATATCATTATCGCTTTTATCGTCTTTGTTTGCTTCAGCAGACCATTTTGCAGCCGTTCCAGGATCAACACCACCCCCAAAATATAGATTATCCTCTATGTCCTGTTTTTCCCAACTGCCCTCACTACCTCTTTTTGTCAGCACTGAGCTAATTTTTAAATTACTAGGATCTATGTTATAATACTGTGGACTTAATCCTTCAAACCCCTCGTCATCTCCTGGGTCTTTACTATAAACAAATGTCCGACCTGTTACTTCGTCAGTCATGTAAACTTTTGTTTTACCACCACCTATTGTTTTACCACCTGTTTCTGAGGTTAAATAGGCATATTCCTTTTCAGGTTGATCATCTGTACCTACATTAGCCAATGCACCAGTATCTTCATCTGTACCTACATTAGCCAATGCACCAGTATCTTGAGTTGTTGTTTGCTGTTGAGTTTCAGTAGGTTGTTGTACTTTGTAAGGCTGTGTGTTGTCGTATTTTTGAGTAATAGCATTTAACTCTGCAATAAACTGAGGATTAGTGCCAGAAGGATCTCTTCCTGTGGCATAAAAATTTTCTACTAATGCTTTAATTTCTTGTGCTTTTGACATTATCTAGCTCCTTCTGGGGTAGGCATCGCTGCCATTAAATTACCTAAAGCACCACTGCCCACACCTCTGCTCTTTTTAAGTTCCATAACCTTATTCAATAAATATTGCTCTGCATTAAATCCACCTTGTGGTGGTGGACCTCCAGGCATTTGTTGAGGAGGAGGAGCAGGAGGGCCAAAAGCTTCTGGATTAATCGGTCTAATCGTTTGCAATGGATTACTGGGGAACATTCTTCATTGCCTCCATTTGAATTTTGGCTGCATTCTTTTCTCTTTCCAATTGGAGTTCAGCTTCTAACTTAGTGATTTTTGCCTGTAATTCTGCTTGAGCTTTTGCCATGTCAATCTGCATGTCTTGTTCAGCTTCTGCTTTCTTAATCTCAATAGAAGACTTAGCCTTAGCTTGATCAGCTTGTATCTGGGCTTGTGTTCTGGCTTTCAATGCATCAGCTTCTAACTTAGCTAACTGTTGTGCATACTGTAATGGATCTTCTTTTTGCTGACCTTTTTGCATCATAGCCTTTATTGATTCGATCTCTTTCATTTGAGGAGCTTGTTGCACAACCTGAGCAGCACGCTGACTAATCAATCTATCTAGCTCTGGGTTAACATCTTTAAACTCAAATTTAGGATCTTTAAAGTCTGGCAATGGTGGCATTGGAACACCGATACTGGCTTCCATTCTAGTTCTATACAATAACGCAATATGTTCTGCTATATGGGCAATAACCATTGGTTGCATCCCTTTGGCCGCAGGATTTCCTGCCAACATAGGATCTTGCAAGAATTGCATGTGAACAGCAATATGTGAATCGTGATCTTGTTCTGCAAAAGCTTTTATAGGCTTGCCGTACATCACAGACATATTTTCATCAATTGGGTCCATCCTTGGAGCTTCAGCAGGTTTCTTTAGAATTTCATCAATATTCGGAATGCGTATGGCTTCATACATTCGCTTATATGCTTCATACAAATCATGCAAATCAGGTTGTGACCTAGCCATTTCAAGAACAGCCTGAGCCTGAGCAATCCTTTGAGCAGTGGAAAAAATGTTGGGGTCACTGACAGGGAGAATATCAATGCGATCATCAAAGTCAGCAGCAAATATTTCGTTACTGCTTCCCGAAAATGAAAATGTAAATTTCTCAGGTAAGTTATCGGCATTAAGCCTAGCAAGCATTTTAAACTCTTGCCCCTGAGAATAATGCAACCTCTTGTGAATCGCTGAGAAAGCCTTGGAACCTTGCTCAATAAGTGCGACTGTCGAACCTACAGGTGCATTCGGATTTACATCCCCAACATTCAAATCAGCAGTACTGGCAAATCTCTGCCCTGCGTCTACTATTAAACCCAACAAACTAAACAAAGATCCACTAGGTTCTTTAAATGGCAATGGCATTATTGCCTTGTTTACATCGTCAACAGTAGCGTCTAAATCAACAAATTCCCCAGGATTAACCTGTACTTCGCCACCAGACACCCTCCCTCTTAATTTAAAACCACCTTGCATATTGGCAAAAGCAGCCGAATCAAGCAACGCCCTGAGAGATCCAGTCGCTGCCTTGCCCAAACCACCGATCAAATGATAAAGACCAAAACCATAAAACCCAAGACCAGGTAAAAACTTATAACTTACAAACCAGTCTCTTCGTTTTTTCTCTTCGTCATCTTCTTCCCAGTTGCGTCTAACGCTAACGATCTTTTCATTGTCATAATCAATCGTCACTACATAAGGAACAGCAACAGCATTATCGTCTTCTGGGTCTTCTTCATCAATACCATCAAATAATTCGTATACATGCATTTCAAGCAAGGTCATTATCTCATCTTGTGCATCTTCCGAATCCGTATCAACACCTTCCACTTCTCCAACAGTCTGACCAGCAGGGTCCATCGACTCTCCAACAAAGTCATTTGGCATATACCAGCCAGCCTTAACATACTTGTTAAAGTCATTTTTAGGCATTCTGATAATGTGAGTGTATCTAGGGGAAGTTTGTAAATCTTTGCTTTCTGGAGCAACTATGAAATCTTCAGCTCTAACAAACTGGGAACACTGCCTACCAAGATTTGTATCCCACCAAACTTTCTTAAATGTCTGCCCGACCAACGGCAAGTGAAAAAGCATTTGATCCAAATCAGGGAAATATTCTGGCATTTCCTCGACAATCTGGTAATTCATAAATTCCCGAACTCTTCTGGCTTGCTCTTCAGTTTCCTCATTAGGTGTACCGATAATAACAGTTTTAACTGGACCACCTGAAGGATAAAGTTCTGCAATGGCTCTGGCATTAAAATGAGTCGCTGCTTCGGCAATCAATGGATGGACAACAGTAGATAATCCCCGAACTGCACGTTCTTCTTCAGATTCATCCATACCACCATCAGGATCTAAAGTTTTTAATCCTTTTTTGTATCTCTCTTCCCATTCGGAACGAGCTGACCGATCATCATTGTAATAACCTATTAACGATGAGGCTTTTGCGTTTAACTCTTTTTCCCCGATTGACTCAGCCAAGTTATCATCAAAACCAGTGTCAATATCGGCAACCTCATCTAGTTCTGGGTCACCAATTAAGACATCATCACCAACTTCTTCCACTTGTAAATTATCAGGAGGAGCACCTTCAGCAAAAGGAATTTCAACCATATAATGTTATCCTTCTCTTTTCTTCGTAATCATCATCTTCGTAATCATGCGAATGAGTGACAAACCAACCTTTGCGTAATCTTAACCAAGCCTGAGTACAAGTGTCAACAATGTCATCATTATCTGTGGCAGGAAAAGAAGCACATATATCGATTAAGTCTTTACACCATTTTTTATCAGAAGGATACCAAATTCTTCCATCTTCCAATAAAGCTGACGATGCGTGTGCTCTAGCCTCCTTATCTCTGTCGGGCATATACTCTAGCACAGGAACTCCTGCCATGCGTAAATCTTGCAGTAAAGATTGCCCAGAAGCTTTCTTTTCGATCAATACAGCATCAGGTTCATAGTCGTTATAAGATTCCTGAGCAATCTTCCTTAGTTCAGGGTAAGTCACCCTATCGTACCACATATCCAACACTATAGCATTAACTTGGCCATTTTTTCTAAAGACACCCCAAGTTGTTCTGGCAGAATAGGATGTTTTTTCTTTTGTACTGAATGCAGTGTCCCATGATTGCAACACATATTCAATGTCGGGTAAATCTGATTTTTCCCAAGGAACCCACCACTCTGCCTTTAATATGCCGCCACCTTTGGGCATTGGTCTTTGTTGCAACTGACCTGCTGAGGCATATGTCCCAAGGCTTTTTTCCAAGCCCTCCAGAGTTTTGGGATCAATCCTATCTGGCCACAACAAGTCTCCCTCTTTGGTTCTTGGGTCAGTGAACCCAAGGGAGGATCTTGTCGGAGTTGGATGTCCGATCTCATATTTAGCAGGTAAACATAAATGATCCCATTCATCGTATTGATTCGCCAGTATATGCCCAGTTAAATCCTTTTCATGCACTCTTTGCATAATTATAATAAATGCACCAGTCTTTGGGTCATTAAGTCTGGTTTGCATTGCCTGATCCCACCAGTCAAGAACACTTTCCCGAACTGTAGCCGATTCGCTTTCCCTGACATTGTGTGGGTCATCAATAACAATAATATCTCCACCTTCACCAGTCAATGCTCCATCGACAGAAGTAGCAATCCTAGCTCCAGTTTTATCGTTTTCAAATCTTTGCTTTTGATTTTGGTCAGATGTTAATTGAAAGGCTTCTCCAAAATGAGATTTGTACCACCGACTATCCAACAACCTACGGCATTTAACACTATCCCGAATTGACAGAGAACTAGCATAAGAGGCGTACAGGAACTTCTTTTCTGGCTGCCTTGCCCAAGTCCAGGCAGGAAGGACTACGGCCACAGAGATCGATTTCATGTGTCTTGGAGGCACATTTATGATCAACCTTTTGATGTCACCTTCAGCAACAGCTTGCAGGTGCTCTGATATAGCGTCAATATGCCAATTGTTTTGAAACTCTACCCCAGGCTCAATGGAACTCCAACTAGCCTTCGTAAACTCCCTCAATGACCTTCGGTACTTCTCTGCTCTCACTTGTTCCAGTGTCAGATTGGACAAGTATTCTTTCAAGCTTGCTGAGTGATTCATTATCTATCCCAGTTAAATCTATGACATGTCTTTGTTCAACAGTGGTGGTGGTTTCCTGCTTATCCACCCATCCAGCTCTGTTCTTTAACCAGAAGATCATAGCCGTATTGTCTTTGTCTACAGTAGCTTTTTCATACAAGGCATTGGTTACATCGACAATCCCTGAAGCCCGACCTCTTTTTAATGCGTCATAAAAGTCAGGATTTTCTGCTTGTCTTTCGTATATTGTCGCATCAGAAACGCCAAACACTGCTGCTATTTGATCGACAGTTAATCCCTTAGAAGCAAGGTGTTCAGCCTTTGCACAGATAGCTTCTGTTATTTCAAATTTAGGTCTACCGATTTTTCTTTTCATTTTTCACCTTTCTTTCAGTGGTTAACTGTATGTTATATATAACTTATGATCTTTAAAAAAGAAACCCCACAAAAGTGGGGCTAAGTTATTGGGGCATTTGTTAAGGAGGGAAATCATTTGATGCCCAGTATTTGGAGAGGTGTGATACATGAGTTATAAGGAGTCCATAAATTCTGGTCCCATGTGTCACAACCAAGTACCAAGTTAACGAGAAGAAAAGTTAAAAGCAAACAAAAAATTGTTATTATTGTGGTGACGGCAGTAGCTTTGAGAAAAATTTTAATCATTTTCTGATCTTATTTTATCTAATTCTTTTTTGGTATAGGTTTTATTTTTTCCAAACTGAAATGATTCACAAGTAAAAAATTGATCTTTTCTAATGTGCTCAGAGTAGTATCTATCTCTATATCGGTCACCAATTTCTTGATTACATCTTTTGACCAGATCTTTTAGATCTTTACTATTTATTTCACCCAAGTCTTCATCACTTATCCAAGTTTTCATTCTACCCTCCATAATCTCCACAGGTTTGCATGGCCCATCCAATCTCCTGCAAATCTTTTAGTTAATTTAATCTTATAAACTTTTTTCAAATACTTTTGAATTTCATTAGCTTTTGTTTCAGAGTTAATTACAAAGCTATCCCCAATTTCCATGTTCTCGACAAAATCATAAATACCTTCCTTAAATTTAGCTTTTGGCATTGGAATGTTTTTTCAATTTTGTAATAAGTCTCCATTATTCTACCCTCCATAATCGCCATTCAGAATTACCCATAGATCTCTGAGCTAATTTAATCTTATAAGTTCGATTGCAATACCCTTGGATTGCATTGGCATTTGAACGAGATCCGACTACAAAGCTATCCCCAACTTCCATTTTGTTGACAAAATCAAACTTCTTTCTTGATGCTTGTGGTTCAGGCATTGGCACGTTCTTATCAATTTTGTAATAGATATCCATTATATTTTTCCTTTTTTATTCATCAAGTGTTAGG